GTACTACCTTGGCGCTGCTGGAGAGGCAGTTAAAGGTGATGGGTGCAGTTCAGGCTCGGATGCACTACACGATGAAGCAGGAGTTCAAGCTGCTCAAGGCGCTGATCGCAGAGTACGCCCCAGAGGAGTACTCATACCTGCCGGATCGAGCGAACTCAAAAGCCAAGAAGTCCGACTACGCCGTGGTCGACGTCATTCCGGTCAGTGATCCCAACAGCAGCACAATGGCGCAGCGCGTGGTGCAGTACCAAGCTGTGCTTCAGATGGCCCAACAAGCCCCGCAGATATACGACATGCCGCTGCTGCACCGTCAGATGATCGAGGTGCTGGGGGTAAAGAACGCCGACAAGCTCGTACCCGTGACGGACGACATCAAGCCCTCTGATCCCGTGAGCGAGAACATGAACGCTCTGGTGGGCAAGCCGATGAAGGCGTTCATCTACCAAGACCACGACGCGCACATTGCGACCCACCAGTCGTTCATGCAGGACCCGCAGATCATGGCGTTCATTGGGCAGAACCCAGCGGCGCAGCAGATCATGGGGGCGCTGATGGCGCACATCGCGGAGCACATCGCGTTCTCTTACCGACAGCAGATCGAGAATAACCTCGGGGTGCCGTTGCCCGCGCCGAACGCAGAACTGTCTGAGGAGATGGAGGTCAAGCTTGCCAGTCTGATGGCCGAAGCGGCCCAGCAGAACACGCAGCAGAAGCAGGCTCAGGCCGCGCAGCAAGCAGCCCAGCAGCAAGCGCAAGACCCGATCATGCAGATGCAGATGCAGGAACTGCAGCTCAAGGCAGCGGAGCAGCAACGCAAAGACAAGAAGGATCAGTCCGACGCGGCGCTTGCGGCAGCACGCCTCCAGCTCGACGCAAGAAAGGCGCGAAGCACAGAGGTGCTGGAGGCGACCCGCATAGCGGCTATGACCGACCAAGCGAACGCCAAGCAGGACTTGGACGAGGCGCAAGCCATACTTGGTTTGGCGAAAGCTCGACTAGAGGAATAACGACATGGCTAAAACCGTCTTTGACGTGCTGGATATGAAACTCGCTGAATTACAGCGAAGCCGAGAAGAATTTGTTACGGGGGGTGGGGCACAAGACCACGCCGCGTACCGAGAAGCGTGCGGAGTGATCCGAGGTCTAGCCCTCGCACGACAGGAAATACACGACCTTGCGAAAAACCAAATGGAACATGACGATGACTGAAAAAACCGCAGCGATGCTGGAGCTGGAGCAACAACGCAAGACAAAAATTGAGCAGGAAGAGCGAGCACGAGAAGCTCTGGAGCAATCAATCCCTAAACCTACGGGGTATCACGTCCTGATTGCACTGCCCAATATCGACGAGACGTTCGGAGAGTCTGGGCTCGTAAAAGCCGAGAAAACCGTCCGCGACGAGTACATTCTGTCCACTATTGGGCTGGTTTTGGACTTGGGCGGACAGGCGTACAACGACAAAGACCGTTTCCCCACGGGCGCGTGGTGCAAACCGGGTGATTACGTGATGTTCCGTGCCAACACCGGCACGCGTTTTAAAATAGGTAGACAGGAGTACCGTCTGATGAACGACGACTCCATCCAAGCAATTGTGCCCAATCCGAGAGCTATCTCTCGTGCATAAGGAGTAAGCTATGCCCCCAATGCAACAAGTAGAGTTTGAGTTTCCGGAGCCGGACAAAAAAACGGCTATGGAGATAGAAGTAGAGGTAGCGCAAGACGAGGACCCGCTGGAGATAGAGGGTGCGGTCGGGCGCGAGGCTATGGTCACCAAGAAGAAAAAAGCAGCCGATGACGACGATATAGACATCGAGGTGGTTGACGACACCCCGGAGAAAGACCGGAACAAAAAGGCGTCTGCCCCACCCGAAGAAGTTACCGACGAGGAGCTGCAGAACTACTCCGAAAAGGTAAAAAAACGAATTCAGCACTTTAGTAAAGGCTACCACGACGAGCGGCGGGCGAAAGAGCAAGCCCTGCGCGAGCGTGAGGAGCTGGAACGCTACGCTCGACAGCTGTTGGAAGAGAATCGCGGACTGAAAGGCTCCGTGGACAAGGGGCACAACGCCCTGATTGAGTCCGCGAAGAAGCAGGTTCAGGGAGAACTTCAGGCCGCTAAGCAACAGTACCGCGAAGCGTACGAAGCCGGGAACACCGACACCATGCTGGCGGCGCAGGAAACGCACAACGCCCCGCAAACCCGCATGGATAAGGTCAATAACCTGAAGCCGCGTGTGGCTACTTCAGAAGACGCATCTTTACAAACTGCGCCGAGTCCTGTAGAACAGAAGCGTACAGCTCCTGCACCCGCCCCTCGGGACGAGAAAGCAGATGCTTGGAGAAATGATAATTCGTGGTTTGGCAGTGACGACGAGATGACTGCGTACGCACTGGGCTACCACAGCAAGTTAGTAAAAGACGGGATTGACCCCCGATCCGACGATTACTACGAGAAAATCAACGCTCGTATGCGCAAAATGTTCCCGGAAAACTTCGACGAAGACGACGGGGAAGAGCCAGAGAAGCCGGTTAGCAAGAAAGCTGCCAATGTGGTTGCACCCGCTACGCGGAGCACAGCCCCTAAAAAGGTAAAATTGACGGAATCGCAGGTGGCGATTGCTAAAAAACTCGGTGTACCGCTGGTCGATTACGCCAAACAGGTTGCGAATTTGATGAGGAAATCATAATGCCAGAAGTCAGACTTGATAGAGAGTTGGAAAAACGTGAGCGGGGCCAGCGCAAAACAGCGTGGAAACGCCCAGAAGTTCTACCCTCCCCTAACCCACAACCGGGTTACGTGTTTCACTGGGTGCGCGTAAGCACACAGGGTCAGGCTGATGCCACGAATGTTTCTTCAAAACTGCGTGAAGGTTGGGAACCCGTACTGGCGAAAGATCACCCCGAGATTTTCCTGATGGGCGTCGAGAACGAACGCTTCAAGGACAATATCGTGATTGGTGGCCTTCTGCTATGTAAAGCACCAGAAGAGTTGATTGCGGAGCGGTCTGAATACTACAGCAACCAAACCCAGTCCCAGATGCGTGCGGTGGACAGCAACCTGATGCGTGAAAATGACCCGAGGATGCCGCTGTTTAGCGAGCGAAAGTCTTCGGTAACTTTTGGTAAAGGCTAATTTTAGGAGTTTATCATGGCTACAACTGCCGCACCGTACGGGCTTCGCCCCGTAAAACGTGTTGACGGGATGCCCTACGCGGGCGCCTACTCCACGTACCTGATTGACCCGGCTGGCTACGCCACCAACATTTTCAATGGAAGTGTTGTGTACCTCAATGCCAACGGCTACATCAACATCGTCACCGGTACTGGTGCAGATGCAACTACAAACGATTGGCCGACAGGTTCTACCAGTGTAACTGGCGGAGTCGGTGTGTTTGTGGGCTGCAGCTACATCAACGCTCAGGGTCAGCTGATCTTCAGTCAGTACTACCCCTCCGGCACTACTGGCGTGGTTCAAGCGTTTGTTGTGGACGACCCAATGGTGTTGTTCGCGGCTCAGCTTGATGGCACTGCCACACAGGCCGCTGTTGGCGCCAATACGTTCTTCGCCGCTGCTCAGAGCACCTCTACGGGCAACACTCGTACAGGCAACTCAACCAGCGCCTTGGAATCTACGGTAGTTACGGTCCCCGCAGCTTTCCGTATTTTGGGCTTTGCTTCACCAGTTTCAGACGCGTTCCCGGACGTTCTGGTAAAAATCAACCCCGGTTTCCACAGCATGTCTGTGAACACTGGCATTTAAGGAGTAGGCGAATATGGCTATTTCACGCGCCCAGCTACTGAAAGAACTCCTGCCGGGGCTTAACGCTCTGTTTGGCATGGAGTATGCAAAATACGGCGAAGAACACACTGAGATTTTCGAAACTGAAACTTCAGAGCGCTCTTTCGAAGAAGAAACCAAGCTGTCTGGCTTTGGTGCCGCCCCGGTTAAAAACGAAGGCGCCGCTATCGCTTACGACAACGCGCAGGAAGCGTTTACTGCTCGCTACACGCACGAAACCATCGCAATGGGCTTCTCCATCACTGAAGAAGCTGTGGAAGACAACCTGTATGACAGTCTGTCTACCCGCTATACCAAAGCGCTGGCTCGTGCAATGGCGTACACCAAGCAGGTAAAAGCTGCGGCTATCCTGAACACCGGCTTCACTGGATCGGGCAACCCGACCTATGGCGACGGTCAAGTGCTGTTCTCTACTGCGCACCCGCTGGTGTCTGGTGGAACCAACAGTAACCGCCCGGTATTGCGAGCCAACCCAGCACCCGCCGCCGTGAGGTCCAAGAAGTCGTCCACCCCATCAAACCACAAGGCGTCAACGGAGACGACACCTGACTCGGTTACGTCGTACGCTTGGACGACTTTTTGGTATGCAGTGGCGGCAGCGCTTGCCTCAACCTGCACCCTATACACGCTGCAGTCGGAGGTGGTTTGCCCCACATACGAAGGTGCCCGTGCCGCTCCGGAATTGTTGTTGCAGAACTGTACATTGAAGCCTGCCGTTGCAGTTGAAAGCGCGGTCGCGGTGTACGAAAATCGAAAGCCGCCGGGGGTCAGAGGGTCTGCAGCTGATGTGCAAGTTGCACCCCCTGCCGTGGAGACCACTGCGCCAGTCTCCACATTCACTATAGCGTACTGAACACTACCAAATCCGCCACCAGAAAAAAGTATTTCCATGAAGGTGGGGGCCGTAGCCAATACCCCCTTTTCTAGCGTTACGGTAGCGGTATACGCAAAGCCAGAAACCGCCGCAATGCCCGACCACGTTACCGCGTGAGTGTCTAGGGCAGCCGTTTCAACAACATTTGTTGCTGACGCTGCAGTTACTCTGGATTTTGTCCACGCTGCGTTAGTTAAGTCTTCAGAAAAAGTTATTTGATTCCTCACCCCACCCAGCGGCATACGACCATATGTAGGCCGCGCCGCTGACGTGGATTGCAGCCCCGTTATCGAGTTACCAGACTTGTCATTGACGCGCCCCACAGGGTCGCCAAGAGTAGTGGCAGGAGTAGTCCCGGCAGTGTCTTGGAACCAAGTGCTAGAGTCGGTGTAGTCGTGCCAGAAGCCCACGGAGCCAGAGGTAAATAGATCAGCGGGGGTAAATTCCAAAACAACAGAGACCCCCGCGCCGGAGATTCCGTTAGCGGCGTAAACGCCAATAGCGACCCCCGAAGATGTATTGACGTAGTCGCTGACCCCTGCGCTAGAGACTCCCATATTACGCGGTACGCGTGAACACGTACGCCGTTGGGCTGGAGAACATAATTGTGTAGCGAGCCAGACCCGTTACGCCCGAAGCTACGGTCAGGTCACCAAAGCTGCCGGGGGTGTCAGCAGCAGCGATAGACAAAATACCGTTTGTGGCTACGGCCACAGTCACAGCGCCTGAGCTTGTGCTTGCGGTGTTGTCAATGTACAAATCCAACACAGTACCTTGGGTCGCACCAAGCGCTGCGCCAAGCAATGTGCCTGTAGGCAGTGTGAGAGTTACAGCAGAGGCTGAAGTTACTGTGATGTAGCCAGTTGCAACTTGTGCTGCAGTGAGGGTAGCCGTTGCGGTAAGCGCGGCTTTTGTGGGGTGATTTTGATCGGTGAAAACCAGATTTGTGGTTGTCAAATCTGTAACGCTGGTGGCTGCGCCAAACGAAGCGTTAACTGTAACTGCACCGGTAGTGCTGTTAATGCTGATGGATTGAAAGCCATTCTGCGACCGTACTGGGCCGTTAAACGTGGTATTTGCCATGATTTTTCCTTACATACAAGTTAGGCGCATCAGTCTGTATGTCGTCAGCCGGGACTGTCTAATGCACCGGATAAGCCCGGAATGAAGTCAATATACACCAAAAGAAAAGGGGGCACAAGCCCCCTTTTCACAAACGCATTAAGCGCCTGCTGAACCCCACATACCGAGAGGATCAGACCAGCCGAAGCTATAACGCTCACGGGCTTTGTAACGAACGTTACCTGTATCGAAGTCACCGTCCATGCTGTTTTGCAAGGCGATACGCTCG